AATTAGGAAAGACACCACCGACCCCTGCTATGTTTTTCTCCCCAGAATGTCTTAAAAGTCCGTTTGAAAAGCCAAAGGTGAACTAAATGGGCTTAAGAGAAGAAAAACAGCGCATATTGCCAGCACTTGATAAGGCAACTGAAGAAGCACAACGTCAGGGTTTTATAACTGAACTTGACCTTGCTGGTATTGCAGCTTTGTTCACTATTGCAGGTGTTTTGGACTCAGGTTTGTTAAAACCTATGGAAGAAATCAAATACTTATCACAATTACAGTCAGGGTTAGACAAGTATGGTCTCAGCTTGTTTGGTCGTAAAGAAAAACCAGAACTTGAAGCAGGTGAAGACCCACTTGACGATCTTAGGAAACTCACACCCGAGAATTCAGACCACTCCACAGACTCTCCCAACTAGAGGCAACGAGGTCGCAGAGTTTGCGCGACAAATTGACATGCCTTTACTGGAATGGCAAGAGTATTTAATCAACGAAGCCTCAAAGATTAAACTCGACGGATCATGGGCATACAAAAATGTGCTAGCAATTGCAGCCCGGCAAAATGGTAAGACTCATCTTCTTAGAATGAGAATCTTGGCAGGGCTTTACCTATGGGACGAAGAACTACAAATAGCAAGTGCTCAAACAAGAGACTTATCCTTAGAGACTTTTAAGAAAGTTGTAGAAGTAATAGATAACTATGACTGGTTACGCAAAAAGGTTAAACATGTAACAAGGGCTAATGGTCGAGAAGAAGTAATGCTTAAAAATGGCATGCGTTACAAAATTGTAGCAAGCAACTCAGGTGGTGCAAGAGGTTTATCTTCAGATCTTGTGATACTTGATGAGCTTAGACAACAAAAAACCTATGATGCCTATTCTGCTTTGGTGTTTACCATGAACGCTAGACCCAATTCACAATTCTGGGGCATCAGTAACGCAGGCGACCACTATTCACTTGTACTAAACGCTATGAGACAACGAGCATTAGACAAAATAGAAAAAGATTTAGACGACCCATTGTGTTTTATGGAATGGTCAGCATCACCACACAGAAAACTATCAGACATTGAAGGCTGGAAAGAAGCAAACCCAGCACTAGGCAGAACAATAAGTGTTGATGCAATCAAAGCCAGGTTAAGTGACCCACCTGAAATCTTTCAAACAGAAGTTTTATGCCAATGGGTAGAAACAATGAACTCAGCTTGGGAACAAGGTGCATGGAATTCTTGTATGCAACCAAACCTAGCACTTAAACCTGACAGACCTACTTGGCTTGGTGTTGAAATAAGTCCAGAACGTAACTCATGGGCTTTAACAGGTTCACAAATACTTGAAGACAAATCTATAGCTGTAGGTTTAATGGAATACCAAGACCAAGACAGTCCAATAGATGATCTATTTATTGCAGGACGCATAGCCGAGTGGGCAAAGCATTACAACGCAGAAGAAGTCATAGCAAACAGGTTTACAGGTGACTCAGTAGTAGCCAAACTTAAACAAGCAGGCATAAACGCAAACGTAATCAAAGGTTCAGACTATTACACAAACTGCGACCAAGTACTTAGTGCTATGTCAGGTGGACGACTAGCTCACTCGAATCAACCTGAACTGTCAGCAAGTGTAAATTCATGTATTAAAAAATCAAATGACACAGGTGCATGGTATGTAATGAGACGCAAACCTTCAACAGCTGCAATAAGTATGATTCTGGCAGTAGGCAAAGCGGAACAGTACGGCTCAAGGTCACAAAACCAAGACATTGTAGTTGCTTAGATGCTTGACTTATATAACGTTTTGATAAAGAATTAGAAGTTATGGGCTTCTTCCAAAATTTACTGGGTATCACACCACAAGACAACGTCAATAAGATGGACGCAGCAGTAGCACCTTACGATTACCAAGCCTATGCCCAACCATTTGCATTTTATGGTGGCAACGTTGTAACAAGACAACAAGCCATGCAAGTACCAGCAGTTGCAAGAGCCAGAAACATTATTTGTGCAACTATCGGATCATTACCACTAGAAGTTTACAGAGAATCAAACAACAGCAGAGTTGCAACACCACCATTTATCAGACAACCAGACCCAAGAATGACAGGACAATCTGTATATACATTTTTAGCCGAAGATATTTTATTTTCAGGCATGGGTTACTTAAGAATACTTGAACTTGGTGCAGACGGACGACCTTTAAGCGCTGAATGGATTTCAGTATCAAGAGTTGAAAGAACTTTAGATAACGCAGGCATTAACGTAATTGGTTACACAGTAGATGGCAACCGAGTACCAGTATCAGGACTTGGTTCTTTAATTCCTTTCACAGGATACGACGAAGGATTATTAAACAGAGCAGGCACAACAATACTTACAGCCTTTGCATTAGAAAAAGCAGTTAAAAGATTTGCAGACGAACCAACACCTAACGTAGTTCTTAAATCAAACTTACCAATGCCAGCTGAAAGAGTTACAGCCCTACTAAATTCTTGGAAAGAAGCACGCAACACACGTGGAACAGCATTTGTTAACGACACAATCGATTTTCAAAGCATAGGTTTTAGCCCAGAACAATTAACGCTAAACCAAGCACGTCAATATATGGCTTCCGAAATAGCTAGGGCTTGTAATATCCCAGAATACTACGTGGGGGGCAACGCAGGTGGCTCAATGACATATTCAAACGTCACAGCAGAACGCAGAAGCCTAATAGATCTATCATTACGTCCTTTAATGACAGCAATAACACAAAGACTCTCAGACAACGACATAACACCAAGAGGTTCACTAGTCAGATTTGACTTGGAAGAATTCTATTCACCAAGTGCGCTTGAAAGAGCTGAAATCTACAACAAGTTAATACCTTTAGGTGTAATGACAGTTGATGAGGCAAGAGAAAGAGAGGATTTAGTCGGTGACACTAATTAAATTTAGTACGGACATAATCTCAGCAAGCGCAAGTAAGAGAGAACTTACAGGCGTTATTGTTCCTTTTGGAAAAGTAGGTCACACAAATATGGGCGACGTTGTTTTCAACGAAGGCTCACTATCAATCGGTGAAGGAATCAAATTATTTACCGAACATGACATGACTAGACCAATAGGTAAATTAAAATCATACGAAGAAACCAATACAGGAATTATTGGCACATTCAAAATTGCACGAACCAACGCAGGAGATGACGCATTAGCAGAAGCCCAAGAAGGCTTACGCACAGGTTTTTCAATCGGTGCAACTATTGACGATTACGTAACAAACAACGAAAACGTAGTTGTAAACGCAGCTACATTAAAAGAAGTTTCACACGTAACATTCCCAGCCTTTGGTGAAAATGCACAAATAACCGAAGTAGCTGCAAGCGCAGAAACTTCACAACCACAAGAAAGCGAGAACACTATCGTGTCAAACGAAGTAACTCCAGAAGTAGTAGAAGAAGTAGCTAAAGAAGTAGCTGCTCCTGCTGTAGAAGCTGCAGAACGCAAAGTTATGCCAGCAATCTTTACAGCACCACGCATTGAAATCTCAAAAGCAAAATACTTAGAGAACTCAATCAAAGCAACAGTATTTAACGACGAAGATGCACGCCAATACGTACGTGCAGCAGATGACACAACTTCAAACAACGCTGGTTTGATCCCAACACCACAATTGACTGAAGTTATTAACCCATTGTCAAACGCTGACCGCGGTGCAATCGACGCAATCTCAAGAGGAACACTTCCTGCTTCAGGAATGTCTTTTGAAATTCCAAAAATTACTGCAGTTCCAACAGTTGCAGAAACCTCAGAAGGTTCAGCACCTTCAGAAACAGGAATGACAAACTCTTTCCTATCAGTTTCTGTAAAGAAATACGCAGGACAACAAACTTTCTCAGTAGAATTACTAGATCGTTCAAACCCTGCATTCTTTGACGAATTAGTACGTCAAATGGAATATGCATACGCATACGCAACAGACGGCGCTGTAGCAGCTGCACTTATCGCAGGCGCAACAGACGGCGGAAACCGCACACTCGACGCAGCAGGAATTCTTGACTTCGTTGCAGACGGCGCAGCTTCTATCTACAGCAACTCCCTTGGCTTTGCACGCAACTTAGTTGTATCTGCAACCCAATGGGGCGCAATTATGGGTCTTAACGACTCAGGTCGTCCAATCTACAACGCAACAAACCCACAAAACGCAGGTGGAGCAGTTTCACCAGCTTCATTACGTGGAAACGTTGCAGGACTAGATCTATACGTATCACGTAACCTAACTGGTGCTGGCGACGGCTCAGTTATCGCTGTAAACCCTGCAGCTTACACATGGTACGAAAGCCCACGTCTACAACTACGCACAAACGTAATTGCAAGTGGACAAATCGAAGTTGCTTACTACGGCTATGGTGCAATCGCGACCAAAGTTGGAGCAGGCGCTTACAAGTTCATGGTTGCATAACCAGAACAAACTAAACGTGAGGGTGGTTCGCCCCTGTGCCACCCTCACCCTTAAAGAGAGGAACAAAAAATGCCAGTATTAGTAACAGCTAGTGAATTAAGAGCTGTACTTGGTGTTCCTGTTGCTCTTTACTCAGATGCAGCACTTGATTCAATAATTGAAACTTCAGAAGACGCAATTGGTGATTTTCTTATTCAATGGAAAGTAAATATAGATAAACACAAAACACCAACTACTACTACTGCAATAATTCACACAGTTACACCACACCAATTTTATGACGGACAAACAGTTGTACATACAGGTGTTGAATCACATATAAATGGTTCAAAAACAATCACAGAAATTATAGATCCATACACTTATCAAATAACCATTAACAATGGAACTGTTCACACAGATTTTAGAAACTCAATACCTAACGGCAAAGCAGCAGCAAACGACCTTTCACAATACAATGGTGTAGACGCAATTGAAGAAGCCGTTTTGCAAATTGCTATTGACGTATTTCAATCAAGATTAGCTGCAGGTGGCACACAACAAGCCCTTGATTACACGCCCGCCCCCTACCGAATGGGCAGAACACTTCTTTACAAAGTTACAGGTTTAATTTCAAAATATATTGACTCAAACAGTAACGTAGGTTAATCATGGCTTTAAGTACGCTACGTGCAGGGCTCAAAACAGCAATAACAGACAACACAAAGTTTACGGCTTATGATCATGTGCCAGAAATTATTATTCCACCAGCAGCTCTTATTTTGGCTGGAGACCCATACCTAGAACCAATCGTTATAGGTAACAACAAGAATTGGTACGTACGTCTAACACTAGAAGTAGTTAGCACAACGTATTCAAACCCAAGCGCGCTAACAAACTTGGAAGATGATATAGAAACAATCCTTGGACTAATACCTACAAATTGGATAATCTTGTCTGTAAGTAGCCCAAGAATTAGACAGACTAACAGTACCGATCTGTTATCTGCTGAAATACAACTACAAACAGCCTATACAGGCTAAGGAAGGTAAGAAATGGCAACAACTATTTTAAGCGGTCGTCAATTAAGTTTGACTATTGCTACAAAAAACTATAGTGAACAAATTTTAGATTCTGCTATCAACTTTGATACCGAACGTCTAACCTTTGACACTCTTGCAGGCAAAGCCTATAAATACATTGATTCAAACGTCACTCTTGATATTAACTTCTTGAACGACGCAGGTAAAACTCCAGATAGCCTTTATGGTGCTCTTTGGACAGCTACTGAAACAGCTCCAGATACAACTCTTGCTTTTGTTTTGACATTAACAACAGGTGTAACTTTGACTGGTACAGTATTACCACAATACCCAGGAGTTTCTGCTTCAGGTGCAGACGCACAAACTTGTTCAGTATCTCTACAAGTTGTCGGCATACCTACAGAAGACCTAACAGCGTAACAACAACAACAAACAGAACAGGGGCACACAAATGCTTAAATTAAAAATACATTGGGAGTTAGAAACAGGTGAAGTTTATGAAGAATGGACTAGACCTAATGAACTTGCCCAAGCAGAAAAAGAACTTTACAATAACAAATCAATTATTAAAATTCTTACCGATGAAAGCAGTCCAAGTAATAATTTTCTTTTGTTTTTGGCTCACAAGATTCAACAACGTGTTACTAAGAAAATCGAAAACATTGAATCTTGGAAATCAAAAGTTACCGATATTGCAGCTGTTGATTTTGAGACAGCAAATTTTACCAAGCCCGAAGCATCGGGCGAATAGCAGTAGAACTGGCAATAGCAACTGGGATACCACCAGACTATTGGCTCAATGCAGAACCCGAAATGTGGGCTACAGCTATAGACGTATTGAACGAGCGCAATAATGGCTAAAGCAATTCAGATTGTTAAAGTTGATAAAGATTATCGTGGGCTTCTTCGTGCGTTTAGTAAAATGGACGATATTGCTAAGAATGATATGAAAAAGATTGCTAGTGATTTAGCTGAGCGTGGTGCTAATTATGCTAAAGGTGCAGCTAATAACGCACCTTACAATGTGAAACAAGCACAAGCTGTTGCCCAGTCAATTAAGATATCTAAATCTGATAAAGCACCAAGTTTTAGTATTGGTGGTAATCGTAAAGTTGGGTCTAGTGCTTTTAGTGCTGGTTATGTGATAATGGGTAATGAATTCGGATCTAAGCAATACAAACAGTTCCCTAAACGTTCTGGCAAGAGTGGTAAAGAGGGTTGGTGGTTGTATCGAGCTATGTCAAGATTTCAACCTACTATCGCTGAGGAATGGCTTAAAGGGTATGAAAAAGTTAGAGATGCTTGGAAGGCTAATTTGTAATGGCTGATATTAGGACACTTAAACTTGCGCTTCTTGCTGACACAAAACAATTTATTGATGGCTTGGATAAAGCCGATAAAGAAACAAAAAGTTTTAGTAATAAATTAGGTGATGCTCTTAAAGTAGGTGCAGCAGCGTTTCTAGCTCTTGGTGCAGCTGCAGGAGCAGCAGCTCTTAAAATCGGTGTTGATTCTGTTAAAGCAGCTATTGAAGATGAAAAGGCTCAAAGAAATCTAGCCAAAACTTTAGAAAACGTTATTGGGGCAACTAAGCAACAAACAGAAGAAGTTGAAAAGTATATTACAGCCCAATCATTATCTTTGGGCATTTCAGATGATAAGTTACGCCCTGCTTATGCAAGGTTAATTCGTTCTACAAAAGATACTAAGGAAGCACAAAAAGCCTTAAACCTTGCTATGGACATAAGTTCAGCAACAGGTCAAGATTTAGATACAGTTACTTCAGCATTAGGTAAAGCCTATGATGGCAACTCTGCTTCATTAGGCAAACTTGGTTTAGGTATTGACAAAGCCATTCTTAAGAGTGGCGATATGGACAAAATTACAAAGACTCTTGCTGAAACATTTAAGGGCTTTGCTGAACAAGAAGCCAATACTTTAGAAGGAAGATTTGCAAGAATTTCTATTGCTATCAATGAGGCTAAAGAAAGTTTAGGATCTGCGTTACTTCCAATAATAGAAAAGTTTGCTCAATTTGCTAACAATACTTTAGTGCCAGCATTACAAGGAATTGTTGATGGTTTGACAGGTAAAAAAAGAGCTGTTGTCCCAGCGTTTTTAACATTTGGTGAAGTTACAAATGATGCCGAAAGTGCAGGATATAATTTAGGAGCTGCTCTACGTAATTTAGGTTCAGGTCTTGGTTCATTAGCTGGAGCGTTTGATAGTAGCACTTCTGCTGATTCAGGTTTTGTAAGATTTATTAACTTGCTAACTAGAATGGTTGAGGCTTTAGATAGTTTGTTTGCCAAACTTGATGCTGCTGTTCAAAAGTTTAGAGATTTCAAACAAGCCTTTGATGATTCACTTGTTGGACAATTTGTAAACGCAACAGGACAATTTGCACCAGACGCTCCCGCTTCTAGTAAAGCAAAAGGTTTAGTAGGTATTAATACACAACCATCTGTAGTAAACAACTACAACATTAAAGGCGCTGTAGATCCTCAAGCCACAGCTAGAGCCATAGTCAAAGTACAAACCACAGCAACAAAAACTACAGGTATTAAACCATTTATTCCAGGTAGGTAACTATGACTGTATATACACCGACCTACAGAGTTACTATCGCTGGAACTGTTCAAACTTCTACAACCCTTGAAGACGCTACAATTACTTATGGTCGAAATGATTTTTTTGAAGCAACGCAACCTAGTTACTGTAATTTAGAATTATTGAATCTTGACGGCACAAGCCCAGTAGTTAATTTATTAGACACAATAGTTATTGAAGTTACTGACACGTCTGGTACTTATGTAAAACTATTCACAGGTGAAGTTTCAGGTGTTTACAATAGATTTGCTGGCGCTGGCGCAGTTGGTAAACCTAACACTTTACAAATACAAGCCGTTGGTGCTCTTGGTCTTCTTGTTAAACGTTACGCTGGTTCTGTTGCTTATCCTGAAGAATTAGACGGCGCACGTATTCAACGTATTCTTGAAGAAACTTTATATGTGGCTTGGGAAGATTTAAGCAACACATTAACTTGGAATGATTTACCTGCTGATGTGACTTGGGCTAATTATGGTGTGCAAGGCATTGACACAATTGACGCTGGACGTTACGAAGTTTTGGCTAGATCTGCTGAGATTGACCAAGCCTATAATTTGACAGACACAACACAACAATCAGGGCTAGGATATTTGTATGATACAACTGATTTCAAAATTGGTTACGCAGACGCAGAGCGAAGAAGCGAAAACTATGCAGCTAATCTTATCGAACTTGACGCTAATCTTGTAAACGCTGATATTCAAACAAGGCTACAAACAGCAGACATTGTCAATAGTGTGGTTATCCAATATGATGACCCAGTTCAAGAAGTAGCAGCACAAAACGATACTTCAATAAACAGTTATGGTTTACTTGAAGAAGTTAGATCAACAATACTTGCCCAAACTGCAGATGCCACAGAACAAGCTACAAACTTTGTTAATTACCGAGGAACACCTAAAGCCTCACTTGAAGAGGTCACAGTTAATCTTGCTAACTCAAATATGACCAATACTGTTAGGGACAATCTTTTGGGTGTTTCTATGGATACCCTTTTGTATTTGGACAATATCCCAGTAGGGCTAATTGTTGAAGGTTCTTTTGAAGGTTTTGTCGAGGGTTGGACTTGGACACTTGGTCGCAATAACCTAGAGCTGGCTATGTCTGTTTCTAACTCAATCTATTCAACCCTTGATGTCCAATGGGAAGATTACAATGCTGTTGTCCAATGGCAAAACTTGGACAATACTACAACGTGGCTTGACGTTATTTAAGAAAAGGATAAACTAGACTCTATGCCTACAACTACCAATAATGGTTGGACTATTCCAGCCGACACCGATTTAGTTAAAGACGGCGCAGCTGCTATTAGAACTCTTGGTAATGCTATCGACACAACTTTAGGTGTTTATGCACCTTCAGGAATGACTCAACTTGGAACAGCAACACTTTCAGGAACATCAACAGTTATATCCTCAATTAGCCAAGCATATAAAACACTTATTGTAGTTGTAAAAAATGCAAATATATCAAGTTCAGGTTATTTTCTTTTAAGACCAAACTCTTCAGGTTCTACTCGTGCTTGGCAAGGTCGAGTTGTTGGAACATCTTATGCAACCAACTCAGGAACTGATTTATCATTAGACGCTGGCGAATTATTAAAATCAGCAAACACAACTAACGTTACAGTCGCTTATTTTCCTTTTTATGCAGCAACTGATTCTTACAAATTATTTACAAATCAAACTGCATTTTTAACTAATGCTTCAGCAAGATTTCAAGGATTTACTTCTGGAGTATACGAAGATAATACAGCAATTTCTTCAATTCAATTATTTGCTCAAAATTCTATGTCAGGTGGAACAATGACAGTATATGGAGCTAACTAATGTCAGATTTAATTGAAACTGTTGTAGATTTAGAAACAGGTAAAACAAGTTCTAAAAAATTTACTAAAGAACAAATTGCAGAATATGACACAATTACTGCGAATCAAGAAGAAGTAATTAGAAAAAAACAATTAAGAATTTCAGCATTACAAAAACTAGGTTTAATTGATGATGAAATCCAAGCAATCCTTTAACCACAAAGCAGCACTAATGGGCTTAATAGCCTTTCTTGCTGCATGGCAAGCCACAGACTTTGCCCTAGATTACAGAGCTGTATTAGGTGCTGTTGTAGCTGCTTCAATGGGAGCTATGAACCCTAATGCCAAAACCAAAACTAAGTAAAGCAGCTGAGCAGTTACGCTCCGAAATAAATCTTAAGTATCCTAAACGCGATAAACGTAGTGATGGCTGGATAGGCGACACAGCACACAACGCACGTAAGTCAGACCACAATCCAGATAAAAATGGTTGGGTACGTGCTATAGATATTGACTCAGACCTTGTTAAAGGATCTAGTAAAGAGTCTTGGCTATTAGCTGAACAGATTAAGACAATTGCACTCAAAAGCGACAAAAGAATCAGTTACATTATTCACCAACACCGAATAGCCTCATCACGTCAAAACTGGGCTTGGCGTGTTTACAAAGGTGCTAACCCTCACGTGTCACATATTCATATATCCTTTACTGAGGCAGGCGACCTTAACGGAAAGGCATTTGGTATATGAGCAAACCTAAATCAAAGAAACAAACTATTGAACTTCCAGACGTAATGGCTTCAGAGCTTATTAAAGTCATTAACAAAGCACACGAAGACGGAAAACTAATAGTTGGCTTTGTAACCTTACTTGAAGTCTTTGACGGCAAAAAGAAAACTGTAAAGATTATGGCTAATGAAGACATGCCACAACACTCAGTCTTTGGAATGATTAACTATGCAGCTGAAAAATACCAATTTACCCTTGCACCGGATGAAGATGAAGATGATGACTTTTATGATCCGAATTGGTACGACGGACAATGATAAATGAACTTATTGGAATTACTGGTCTTCTTATTACTGTTCTTGTTTTGGTTATTAAAGCAACTACAGAAATTATTAAAATGAAATCGCAGTTGTTTCCTAATGGTGGTTCATCTTTAGCAGATAAAGTGACACGCCTACAGGTTGAGGTATCGAAAATTTCAGCAACTATAGATAGTATTAGTCAAGAGTTAGGTAAACCTAAACGAAAGAGGTAACGTATTAAGCGTTACGTAGTCATTTCAGATTTACAATACCCATTCATCAAGAAATCTTACGTTGAAGCCCTTTTAGATTACATAGATTACGTTAAGCCAGATAAATTACTTTGTGTTGGTGATGAACTCGATTGCCAAACTATTTCAACTTATGCACGAGGAACAGCCCTAGAATTTGAAGGCTCACTACAAAAGAATATACTTGGACTTAAAGGCTTACTCAAAGAATTCCGTAGTGCTATTGGACGCAGTAAGCCTTTTCTAATTCAACGAAGCAACCACACAATCCGTATTGAAAAATATATATCACGTCATGCCCCAGCATTTGCTGTACTTGACGCAATCAAAATTGAAAACCTTTTAGGTTACAACGACAAAGACATCAACGTTACTTACAACAGATCATTAACAGAAATTGCCAAGAACGTAATCATGGGTCATGGTGACGAAGGACGTCTTTACAATCATGCAGGACAAACAGCTCTTGGACTAGCTGTAAGAACAGGTAAAAACGTTATATGTGGTCATACTCATAGACAGGGTATTGCTTCAGCTAGTCATGGTTATGGTGGCAAACTTAATACTCTTTGGGGTGTTGAGGTTGGGCATCTTTGTGATCTTAATTCTTCTGGCATGAAATACATGAAAGAAGGACACGCTAACTGGCAAGCAGGTTTTGGAATACTTTACGAGCAAGACGGCATTGTTAAACC